TACAAGGTACACAGGGAACACAAGGCGTACAGGGTACACAGGGAACACAAGGCGTACAGGGCCGACAGGGAACACAGGGCGTACAGGGCCGACAGGGAACACAAGGGACACAGGGACCTCAGGGGACACAAGGGACACAGGGATTGCAAGGAGTACAGGGCCGACAGGGATTACAGGGATTACAGGGATTACAAGGAACACAAGGCGTACAGGGTACACAGGGAACACAAGGCGTACAGGGCCGACAGGGAACACAAGGGACACAGGGACCTCAGGGGACACAAGGGACACAGGGATTGCAAGGTGTACAGGGCCGACAGGGATTACAGGGATTACAGGGATTACAAGGAACACAAGGCGTACAGGGCCGACAGGGAACACAGGGCGTACAGGGCAGACAGGGAACACAAGGCTTACAAGGAAGGCAGGGAACACAGGGCTTACAAGGAAGGCAGGGAACGCAAGGTGTGCAAGGAAGGCAGGGAACGCAAGGTCCGCAAGGACTACAAGGTTTACAAGGACTACAAGGTTTACAAGGACTACAAGGTTTACAAGGACTACAAGGTTTACAAGGACTACAAGGACTACAAGGTGTACAGGGATTTCAGGGTATTCAAGGTCTTGATGGATTCGCAGTAGCTCAAGGTATGCAAGGGACACAAGGCAGACAGGGTGTTCAAGGTTTACAAGGCAACCAAGGAGTAGCAGGAATACCACAATCTTGGACATTGATTACTTCAAGTACTTTAGCAGGAAGTGATACAAGATATATAGCGAATACAAGTAGTGGACCATTCACACTTACATTACCTGCCAGTCCAGTGTTAGGACAAGTAGTTATTGTAACAGATGGAAATAATTGGGCAGCTAATAATTTAACAGTTGCAGGTAATGGTTCTACTATTCAAGGATCTTATACTGACCTGATTCTTAATATACAAGATATAACAGTTGAAATGGTGTATGACGGTACTACGTGGTTAGTAACAGCAACACTAGGTCAACGAGGCATTCAAGGACAAAGTGGTACTCAAGGATTGGGTGGCTTTCAAGGAGCACAGGGTACACAAGGATTTCAAGGTAGACAGGGTACACAAGGTCCTACAGCAGCGCAAGGTACACAAGGATTACAAGGATTACAAGGATTACAAGGAAGACAGGGTACACAAGGTCCTACTGCGTCACAAGGGACTCAAGGACTACAAGGACTACAAGGACTACAAGGACTACAAGGACTACAAGGACTACAAGGACTACAAGGACTACAAGGTCCTATAGCAGCACAAGGCACACAAGGACTACAGGGATTACAGGGATTACAGGGAAGACAGGGTACACAAGGTCCTACTGCATCTCAAGGCACTCAAGGCACTCAAGGCACTCAAGGATTTCAAGGTCTACAGGGATTACAGGGATTACAGGGATTACAGGGACTACAAGGTCCTATCGCAGCACAAGGTACACAAGGTACACAAGGTACACAAGGTACACAGGGATTACAAGGCAGACAAGGTACACAAGGTAATCAGGGAGTACAAGGAACTCAAGGTATACAGGGCTTTCAAGGTATACAGGGCAGACAGGGATTACAAGGACCTACTGCTGCACAGGGCGCACAAGGTTTGTACGGCATTCAAGGAAATCAAGGTATTCAAGGTATTCCTGGCACAGTAGCAGCACAGGGTATGCAGGGTCCTCAAGGACTACAAGGAGTTCAGGGAACGCAAGGAACACAAGGATTACAAGGACCTACTGCTGCACAGGGCGCACAGGGAACACAGGGACTACAAGGTAATCAGGGGGTACAGGGGAGACAGGGATTACAAGGTCCAACTGCTGCACAGGGCGCACAGGGAACACAGGGACTACAAGGTAATCAGGGGGTACAGGGCAGACAGGGATTACAAGGTCCAACTGCTGCACAAGGTGCACAAGGAACACAGGGATTACAGGGTTTAGGTACTCAAGGTGCACAAGGAACACAAGGTCTACAAGGCCCAACTGCTTCACAAGGAACACAAGGTATACAGGGACTTAATGGATTATTTGCGGGACAGGGCACACAAGGTGTACAGGGCCTAGCAGGAGCAGGAGGAGGTGGTAATGTAAGTGGTCCAGCAAGTGCCAGTGGTAGTCAAATAGCATACTTTACAAGTTCTACAACAATTGACACAGTACCAACTTTAATTTATGATCAACCTAATGGTTATATTGAGGTAAAATCGAAGGATTCATTTGATGGCGGTGTCATAAAGTTCTACAGTACTGGAAATACAAATTATACAATGTTTGGGCGTAAAAATAATGGTAGCAATGTAAGTCTTTGGGTACCTAACACAGCAGGCACAGATGGACAAGTATTATCTGTTATAAATTCTTCAACAAGTGAATCTCAATTAGGTTGGGCAACTGCGGCAACATACTATAACACAGGAAATTATAGAATTCCTATTTATGATCCTGATAATTCAAAATTAAGATTTTATGGACCTACCATAGATATTGATAACGTTATTACAACACGTAATTTTTGGGCTTCAAATACTATAGGTGGGGTAGATGATCCTTACATAAGAGTTTCTGCACCATCTGCAAGGACTTATACACAATTTCAAAGAGCCGCAGGTGGCGCAAATACTACACTGTATTTGCCGACAGCCAGCGCAAATACTAGTTACGGTAGCTATTTGGGTGCAATTGATAGTCAAAATCAACTACAATGGATGTTTGGTTTATGGGGCGATGCTGTACGAAGCGATACTACAAGTGCTGACTTTTATTATCCAACTTGGGTTAGAGACTATTTTAACGGCGCAAATAATATTGTATATATTTCTTCAAGCACTAGTAAGTTTGGTTATAGGCCAAGCACAGGTACATTACAAGTTACTGTATTAACTCAAACTTCTACTATACAAGATAAAGAAAATCTAAGACCTATTACAAATGCACTCTCAACTTTAAATCAATTTAGTACATATTTATATGACAGAAAAGATGGGTCAGCCTCAAACGTTCCTGGTCTAATTGCAGAAGAAGTAGCTAATATCTTTCCTGAACTAGTTACTTATACAAGTAATAACATACCAACAGGGGTTAACTATACACAATTTATTCCGTTATTAATTGAAGGAATTAAAAACCTAACAGAAAAAGTTAAGTTATTGGAAACTGAAATTAATAATCTTAAAAATCAGTAAGGATAATAAATGATAACATTAGAATTACTTCAATCAATATGTACAAAAACAAAAGCAAGTGTTTTAGAACCTTATGTTAACCCACTAATAAAAGTAACTGAACACTATGATATGATTGAGAACCCAAAACGAGTGGCTGCCTTTTTAGCTCAAGTAGCGCATGAAAGTGGTGGATTTACCGCTGTTAAAGAAAATCTTAATTATGGTGCTAAAGGATTAATGACAACTTTTAAAAAATACTTTCCTAACGAAGAACTAGCCAAACAATATGAACGTAAACCTGAAAAAATTGCAAATCGTGTATATGCTAATCGTATGAAAAATGGCGACGAAGCAAGTGGTGATGGATTTAAATTTCGTGGTAGGGGTTTAATTCAACTCACGGGCCGTGATAATTATACTAGATTTGCAAAAAGTATAGGTAAGTCATTAGATGATACTGTTCTTTTTTTAGAAACACCCGAAGGCGCTGTTACAAGTGCTGGTTGGTTTTGGGATACAAATAAATTAAACATTTATTGCGATAAGGATGATTTTGTTGGATTAACCAAACGTATTAATGGTGGTACAATTGGATTGGCAGATAGAAAACATCATTATGAAATAGCATTATCTATGCTTAAAGGATAATATGGCTAGACCAATTTGGGAAACCCCCTATAACATAGGAACATTTTATTCTAATATTCCTATTAATATACAACTTTTAGCTGTTCCTGTAACACCTGCTACGTCTGTAACATATAATCAAACAGGTGGTTCATTGCCTAATGGATTAATATTATATAGCGATGGTTACATACGAGGTAGTATTGTTAATCCTAGCACCAATTCTAGTTTTTCAACAACAATAATTGTCCAAGCTGTAGATAATTTAGGTAATACTGCTAGTAAAACATTTTTACTAAATTTTCAGAATACATTAACACAACCAAATTGGAATACTAATTCAGGGACATTGGGAGTATTTCCTGCATTAATACCAGCTACAGTTCAACTATCTGCTACCCCTGTATTACCAGCAGTAAGTTTAACTTATGCAATCATATCAGGTAATTTGCCTAATGGTTTAACTTTATCTGTTGATGGACTCATATCTGGAATTCCATTTGTTGTATCACAAGATACAACTAATACTTTTGTTGTAAGGGTAACAGATAATTACGATAATATACGTGATAGAACTTTTTCTTTAACTGTAACAGGTAACGCTGTGCCTGAAATTACCACACCGCCTGGCAATATATTGAACACATTTGATAGTGTATGGGTTGAATTACCATTACAATATACCAACCCTTTAACTAGCAATAATGTAAGACTACGTGTCATACAAGGAGCACTACCTCCAGGTCTTGAAATTAACGATTTTGGAGTTATAAGAGGTTATGCTCAACCACCTACTTATCAAATAAATCTTCCTTTGCTTAACACCTCTGTGGTAGCTGTAACAAATAATGTTATTACAGCATTAACAACAGCAGGATTTGTTAATACAAGACCTATTATATTCTCTGGTACATCATTTGGTGGTATCGAGGTAGGTAAAGTTTATTATGTAAAAAATATTATAAGCAATACTCAATTTACTATATCAAGTACTGTAAATGGGGAAACAATTTTATTAAACAATAGTACAGGATTCATGAATGTTGAACTTCCCATTGTAGTAATAAATCAACCTACTAAGAAAACTTTTAGTTTTACTGTAGCCATTGAAAGTAATTTAGGAGGTAATTCAGTTGGGTACAATATTGTTGTTACTAATCAAAATTTACCAACAAATCAAGGTGGTCCAGGATATCCTACAAACACAAGAAAACCCACTATATTTAATACACAGCCACCTACTTACAATATAGGATTTGGTCCTAATTTTGGTTATTATATATTACCACCCAATGGTAATGGTTTAACATATCCGCCTAGTATACAAGCACCAATCGGACAAATAGAAAGCGATAATTACTTCTCTTTTAAAATTTTAGGTTTTGATTTTGATGGTAATCCATTAACTTATATTTTTAATGATCTACCATTAGGACTTGTAGGTGATAGTGTAACAGGTTATATTACAGGAACTCCTGTTATTTCAGATAACAGCATAAGTCAATATTCTTTTAGTGTTTATGTGTCAAAAACAGTTAACCCCTCAATTCGTAGTGATATAATAAATTTTAACTTAAAATTAGCCAATAATATAACTGATATAGTGATTTGGAATACTGATAGTGATTTAGGTTCTATTTTGAATGGTTCAATAAGTTCATTACGTGTAGAGGCTATTGCAGATACACAATTATTATATAGAATATCCGATGGGACATTACCACCGAATTTATCATTATTGCAAAATGGTGAAATTACAGGACAAACTGCTTGGCAACCAGGAGATAATTTTTTAAATCCAGGGACCACAACAGAGTTTACATTTGAAATTGAAGCATACTCCCCTTTATATTCAATTATATCAAGTAAAAAAACATTTACTGTAACAGTAATAAATGAATTTAACACTCCTAGTGAGACTCTTTATATACAGGCTGCTCCTAGTTTAGCAGATAGAGATTTACTAAGAACATTATTAGATAATGAATTACTAATACCATACGATTATCTATATAGACCAACTGATCCTAGTTTTGGTAAAGCTTCTAGTATAATATACGCACATGCATATGGTATAAATGCAAGTAGTTTCGCACAATATATTGAAGCAGTGACCAAAAACCATTATTGGAGAAACATAACGTTAGGTAGTTTATCTACTGCTGTAGCAAGAGATGAAAATGGTGAAATTATTTACGAAGTAGTATACAGTAATGTAATTGATAACCTTATAAATCCTCAAGGTGTAAGTATTAGTGAAGAAATAATATGGCCTAGATTAATTAACTTAAGTTTAGGTCCATGGTATACAAGTTCAACAAATATATATACAAGTTATGTTTTTACTAGTTCTGAAGAAAATTTAATTACTGAAGATGGTATTGACTTAATTACAGAAAATAATGTTATACTTAGTACTGAAGCGGGGCAGGCAACTTTCTATACAAGTTTAACACCTGGTTATGCAAGACTGTTATATCCAAACAGTTTACCAAACATGAGAAATCGTGTTGGGCAGGTGTTGGGAGTACAAGATGACTATAGATTATTGCCTAAATGGATGATAAGCCAACAAAATAATGGTAGCACGTTAGGATTTATACCAGCATGGGTTATTTGTTATACAAAACCAGGATACAGTGAAATTATAAAAAATAACATAGAAAACAATTGGAAAAATCCAGCAGGACAAAATCTATACTTAAATCAAATTGATTTTAAGATTGATAGATTTACAGTAGATAAGAGTGCTACTTATAACTATGATAATAACACTTCACCACCAAGTTGGTTAACATATCCAAGTGCTGAACCTGTACCTGATCCAACAAATAGTAAAGATTTCTATGTGTTATTTCCAAGAGAAACAATTTTACCTACCAACACTCAGTATAACTAAATACATATGGAATATAAATTATGAGTACAATTAATACAAATGGCATCGATGTAAATTACCCTGTACCAGGAGTTAATAATAACTCACAGGGTTTTAGAAATAATTTTGCTGCAATTAAAACTAATTTAGATACTGGCGCTAGTGAAATTACTGACTTACAAAATAAAGCAGTATTGAAAGCTGCATTAGCTAACACTACACTAAACAATGACATGGCTAATACATTAATTAGCAATGCACTTACACGTAGTTTTCGTGCCAGTACATATAATTTAGGAAACGCATTATCGGGTACTGTACTAGTAAATGCAAGTTTGGGTGACGTACAATACGGAAATATTGCGGGGGATATTACGTTACAGTTTGGATTTTGGGCTCCTGTTGGTACTGAGCAAAAAATTATGCTAAATTTAGGTGTAAGTAACCGTGATGCAGTAATTTCTTTTCCAGGGAATGTAGTAAGCAATAGTAGTGGTGGATTACAGATATTAGAAAATTATGCTAACATATCAAATGTTGGAACTATTTCTTTTCCTAATGATGTTGACCTAATATCTATTGAATGTAGCACCACTGATTGCGGAAACACAATATATTTAGATCCAGTTAATAGACCATTTCAATCTACACAAGTCATCAAAAAAACGCCACCTGTAACAGGTCAAAAAGGAGATGCAATTGGAAAAATTAGCATTGATACTGATCCTGGAACTGAATTAACCATATCATCATCAACATCATCTGATTTTCTTGTTACTGGAAACACTGCAACATTATATAAAGGTATGCCTGTAATTTTAACAGGTACAAGTTTTGAAAGTAATTTAGTACCTGGAGTTACATATTATGTTGGTAATATAGCAAACTCAACACATTTTACATTATCATCATATGCTAATGCTTTTGGTAATGTTAATTTAAATGGCGGAACAGGAAACTTATTTTTAAATCCAATAAGATACATGTACGTTGCAGTAGATGATTATAGTAGTAATGCAATTGCTAAAACAATTTTATCAACTACTTCTCCTAATATAATTACACTTTCTTCTACTTCTAATGTTGCTGTAAGTTACCCAGTTATATTTTCAGGAAACAATGTAGCAAATGCAAATTTAGTTAGTGATCAAGTTTATTACGTAAAGTCGCTTTCAGGCTCAAATATTACCTTAAGTGAAACAATTGATAATGGAATAGCAGGCGCTGAATTCAGTAACATTGCAACTTATACTGTAGTTGATCCTCTATCTTTTGGTATGGAGGTTTATGATGGTACTGATATATTTAGAAGAATACCTTTAGCACCAGGAACAATTATTCCAAATAGTTTAGTTGCTCCAAATGTTTCAAATGTTAAGATTTATGGGGGAACTAATGGATATGTTCTCACTACAGACGGTGCTGGAAATCTAAGTTTTACATTGGCGGGTGGTAGCGGGAATGGTATGGTTGGTGGTTCTAATACACAAATCCAATTTAATAATGCTGGATCATTCGCTGGAAGTTCTAATCTTACTTTTAATACTACAACAAGTAATCTAACCGTAACTGGAAATATTAATTCAACTCAAAGTTTAACGGCAGCAGATTTCACTTTAAGTAATTCAGCATCGATTACTGGTAATTTAATTGCTGGAAATTTACAATCTTCCGCTAATATTTTAGCCACTGCCAATCTTACTGCTAATAATATTACATCAAATAATACTTTAACTACAATTGCTATTGAAAGTACAGGTAATGCAAATATAGGTAATTTGTTTGTTACCAGTATTGCAAACGCAAATGGTAATATTTTTTCTAATTCTTATGTCATAGCTAATATTAATTTTGTGTCACAAGTAGCTAATACTCTAACTAGTAACGGAACTACGCAAGGAACTGCGTTGGCTTTGGCAAAACCAATTAATGTTGTAACCACAGTGGCAGCAAGTACAGGCGTAATCCTTCCCGTTGCACTGCAAGGAACTAGAATAATAGTAAGAAATGCAGGTGCTAATGCATTAAATGTTTATCCCGATTCGGGAGGCACAATTAATGCGTTAGGGCTAAATTCAGCTTATTCGTTGTCTACAGCAACAAGTATTGAATTTTTCTGTACTACAAGTGCCCCTAGCTCACAATGGTATACTTTATAAAAAATGCAACATCCATTTATTAATGACCTTTCTAACTTGAGTTTAGAAGAAATTCAAAGTAAAATATCAGAACTAAACAATAAATTGAATTTTGCTTATCGTTCGGGAAAAGGACCATTAATTCATCAAATAGGTATGGTCATAGAAAGTTATAGAGCAGAATATAGTAAAAAAATGGATGAAGCCATTAAAAAACAAAACCTTAAGACACAAATTAATATAGAGAAAAAATGACAAGAATTGAAAAAGATTGGAATTTTAACGCAGCAGTACATTTTGATGGAAAATTTATAATTAACAACTACGATTTAACAGTATCAATGATGGTTGAAACAGAATCGAACCATGAACAAAATATTGCAATGGAGCGTTTAGATTATTTTATTAACAACATCTTAGATAGTTGCGTTTTTATATCAAATTCAGAAACAAAAAGTATTGAAAATTATACCAATGCAGGAATAAAAACCTGTTTAGTTCCTGAAGAACCTTACGATCAAATTGTTGGTTTAATTTTATTGCTTAAATTAAATAGTATATTGGAAAATAGAATGATTATTACCGACATTACTTTTAGTTCTAACTTAAGTGATAATGTACGATTCCATATCGTAGAAGAAATTGCAGAAAATTTATATTCAGGAGATAATTGGTGGAATGACAGTTCAACCAAATTATATGATTCACCAAAGTTAACCGATAAAAAAACAAAAATTGTAAAATTATTTGATGACGAATGGGTCAGCTTAGGGTTGTCTTGGAAAGAATTAAAACAACCTACCCAAGTTACTTGACTTATCTAACATTATAACATAATATTGTGTTATGTTTACTGATAAGTTTGGTCAAATTATTTTAAATGAAAATGACTTGTGTGAATTTTACTACACAAGAATTGGGCATGATATTAAAACATGCTTAATAGACAACAAAATAGAAAATATACTAGAGTTGGATAATTTTCCAAATTTATCAGAATATATAGAATTAGATTGTACTATTGAAGAATTTGATAACTTACAACAAGATAATTTGAAAATGCCAAATTATTATAAAACTTTTGATATAGCAGAATATGTGTTAAAGCTTTGTAAAACTGAACAGGAATTACAAAGGGCAGCGCATGAATTATTATTATTTCAAGAAAAAAACATGTTTGATTTATTGCGTTATTTAAAGTATTTGGTGGATATAATTAAAGAAAATAATATTGTTTGTGGAGTTGGTAGGGGTAGTAGTGTAGCTAGTTTTGTATTATTTTTAATTGGGGTACATAAAATAAATTCATTATATTATGATTTACCTATAGAAGAATTTATTAAATAATAAATAACACTCAAGGAGATTTATATGAAAATAAAAACAGCTTTAGGAAAGACGTTAGATATGGGCTCTCTCATTGCAAAAAATGAAAAAATGAGAGCAGTTGGGAATATGAAAGTAAATGCTAGGGGCGATACAATTGATGGTAACAACCGAGTTATTGTGCCAGCTAATGAAAAAGTAGCCAATAGTTATGCTAAAACTGTAGGTAATAGGTCTTCACATATTCAAGAAAAGAAAAAACCACCTACAAAAGTACAGCAAGCTACTCAGTTAACAAAAGAAGATTTAGAGATAAAAAAATCTTTAGATGAGTTTGACAGCGAAGATGCTGAAATAGATTTTTTAAAGGGTAAAACAAAAAACAATGAATAATTTTTTATACGATACAAAAAACATTAATAAACTTAAACCCCTATATGACACAGTTATTGTAAGTGATATGCAGTTTGACGAAAGAATTAGTCAAGGTGGTATCGTTATACTTAACGATGATATGAAAGACTCAGGCATTAGACCAAGATGGGCAAAGGTATATGCTATTGGTCCTGATCAAAAAGACATACAGGTCGGGCAATATATTTTAATTAGTCATGGTCGTTGGACTAGGGGTGTTAAAATTGATGATGGTCAAGGGGTTAAGACCATACGTAAAGTAGATAATAATGACATACTTATGGTAAGTGATGAACCTGTTAACGATCAAACTATGAGTGATAAGGTAGTTTAATGGCTAAATGGCATGTAAGTACTGAGGATAAAAAGTCTGTTGAAGAACACGAATTTTGGGAAAAAGATGGAATGACCATAATTCGTGTTACAGGTTATCGTTGGGGTAGTTGGATCGTTACGACAACCAATGATGACGAACCTAACTTTTCTAGAACCAGAAATCCGTTAGGGGATGAAAAAGAAGATAGTATTGACATGAACAATTGTTATGAAAATAACATTGAGGATGTTGAATTAGAATCACTAGATGATGGTTGGTATAGTGATATTATGTATCCTGATGATTTTTTAGATGAAGAACATATGAATGAAATTTGGGATGAAGATTCATATGAGGGATGGGAAAGAGAAGGTTGGATACAGACAGAAACAGAGTGTTGGGTAAGTTGTAATTTAATTTGTGAAAAAATTGAGGACAAAAATGAAGTGGTTTAATAAATGGTTCGCCAAAAAGTGCAAAGAAGCATTAGAAGATTCAAACAGTATAGGCAAAGAACCTGCAGCACAGCTTAATACTGTATCAGCTAGAACAGGAATTGACAGTAATGGTATGAATTTTACTGTATTTCGTGCTAATGGCGGCCATGTAATTGAAACAAGACGTTATGATAGAAAACGTGATCATAGTGATCATTCGTTACATATTATAACAGATGATAAGGATTTGGGTGAAGAAATTGGACGAATTATTACTTTTGAACATTTAAGGAGCTAAAATTATGTTTACAATGAGTGAATCTTTTAACCCTGTTTATAGAACTGCTGAAGAAATAAACACTGCTATGGCAGGTGTTTATAAATGGATGTTTTTAGCAATTAGTGTAAGTATGGGTGTAGCATTTGGAATTGGTAATAATCCAGATTTACTAAATTTCTTTTTTACAGGCGTACTAAAATGGGTTGTAATTTTTGCCCCATTGGTTGCAGTATTTGCAATTTCAATGGCATTAAATGCTAATCCGCCTAAGGAACTAGCAGTACTAATGTTAATAGGGTTTGCAGCATTAATGGGATTAAGTTTTTCTACAATTTTTGCAATTTATAAATTAGGTAGTATTTTTACTGCATTTATGGGTGCAGGTATTTTATTTGGAGTAATGAGTTTTTATGGATACTTTACAAAAAAGAGCTTGGATAGTATCGGAAAGTTTATGTTTATTGGTCTTATCGCTATTATTCTTGCCAGTATTGTCAACATTTTCATTGGTAGTAGTTTATTCAGCATGGTTATTAGCAGTATTGCTATCATTGTCTTTTTGGGACTCACCGCCTACGACACCCAAAAAATCCGTGAAATGATTAGTTATGAAACATCTGGAAACATGGAAGTCCAAGGAGCATTGACATTATACTTGAATTTCATTAATATATTTCTATCTTTACTACAATTATTCGGTGAAAAGAAAGAATGAAAAATAAATTATGGGTTGAAAAGTATCGTCCTAATACAGTAGATGAGTATGTTTTTACTGATGAAAAAACTAAACAACTAGTTACAGGTTGGATCAAAGAAGAAACTATTCCTCATCTACTATTATCTGGTGATCCAGGTACTGGTAAAACTACATTAGCAAAAGTTCTCATACATGAACTTGGTATTGAAGAATATGATATTCTTGAAATTAATGCTAGTCGTGAAAATGGTATTGATACATTACGTGAAAAAATTAATGGTTTTGTACAAACAATGCCATTTGGTAAATTTAAAGTAGTATTGTTAGATGAGGCAGATTATTTAACACAACCAAGTCAGGCTGCTTTGCGTAGTGATATGGAAACATATCACATGACTGTTCGTTATATTTTAACATGTAACTACGAGCATAAGATTATTCCAGCATTACGTGAAAGTCGTTGTCACAAAATTCATATCGCTAGACCTGATATGACAGAGTTTACTGCAAGGGCTGCAACTGTTCTAGTTACTGAAAATATTGATTTTGATTTAGATGTATTGGATACGTTTATAAGAGCAACATATCCAGATTTGCGTAAATGTTTAAATCAATTACAAATTAATTCAAGTACAGGAAAACTAGTAAGTCCAAACAATGATACCGCAACTGAAAATGAATTACTTTTAGCTGCTACTAATTTGTTTAAAAATGGTAAAATTTTAGAAGGTAGACAGCAATTGATGCAATATATTGCTATGTATCCTACAAGAATAGAAGAAATTTATCGTTGGATGTATGATAATTTAGACTTATGGGGTAATACTAATGAAAAGCGTGATGCAAGCATTTTGATTATACGAAACGGGCTTGCTAACTTACCATTAGTGGGTATTCCTGAAATAAGTTTGGCAGCAACTCTTTGCGAACTTACTACACTTTGACCGCTACTTTTGTGGATGTTCAGCACACTACTTAACGAAACTAAATAATTCTATGAGATATTTATTAATAACCTTTTTAAGAAAATCAGGTGGGCAAATTGATGAAATGGTTAAGCTAAGTAAAAAACTTAAACCAGCAGATATGCAAACATGTAATGTAATTTTAGATTATGCCAATCAAAAGATTAACAAGTGTGTTATTGAAGGCAAAAAACTTGACACAGATTGGGATAAAATGAATACGTATTATAAAAAAATTTATCCCCAACTTATTGAACAACTTGAAAAAGAAGCTAAGATAACGGCGATAGAAAAATAAATACTATATTAGCCGGGAGAGCATAATGGGTTGGCAAGCACTTATCGTAGTAAGAAATAATACAGAATATAATATTACTGTGGCTAATGCCTCAGGTGAGATTGCTAACATTTTGCCTTCTCAACGTTATAATTATTCAATGACAGATCCTACTCTAGCAATGACATTCAAGCTTTGGCAACAACCAAATGTTTTTTATTTACAAGGTGTGTTGAATATAAGCCCAGAAACAGGTGTATATATTGATAGAGGAAATTTACCTGAAGATAGTCAAAATATTAGATTACGTGCAGATGTGAATGGTACAGATTATTTACAGGAAACTAATGGTGGTAGTAAAGTTATTGAGTATAATGATTTTCCAAATGGAGCTACAATTAATTTAAGATATGAGAACGGGGCATAAGCCCCGTTTTTTACGCATATAATTTTAAAATATGTTCAATTATATGGTGCCTTCTGATATCTTCTACTTTAAATTCGCAAGTAACAAGACCATCAATCTTTAGTGTTTTGAGTTTATTTTTAAGGTCTAATAAACCATTTTGAGTACCTTTTCTATCAGTTTGTTCTATATCTCCTGTAATAACTATTTTACTTCCATATCCAATTCTTGTCATTAACATTTTTAATTGACTTGGAGTTGCATTTTGAGCTTCATCTAATATTACCCAACTATTATTAAAATTTCTACCGCGGCAAAATGCTAACGGTGTTATTTCAATAATTTGTTCCTCAAACATATGATTTATGTCCTTGGCTGTATAATATTCACGTAAAATGTCAAGTAAAGGTCTTACCCAAGGTTCCATTTTTTGGTTTAGATCACCTGGTAAAAACCCATGCTTTTCATCATCTACTGTTACAGCTGGTCTTGTCAAAATGATCTTATCACAATCTTTTTCTCTTAACGCTTTTATTGCAGTAAGCATAGCCAAATATGTTTTACCAGTACCAGCTGGCCCTGAAACTACAACAATATCTGTTGTTGGATCAGTTAAGTGGTCAAGGTAAATTTTTTGGTTTTCGCTTTGCGCTTTGATAACAACAGATCGTCTATTTTTTATAGCATAAGTTGCTTGATTGAAATCTATTGTTTTTGATTGATTCATATAAAATGTATTTGATTCATCTAGACTGGCAATGTAGTTTTGTTTACTATCTTGTTTTCTTAAAGCTCCAGTTTTTCTTTTACCCAAATTAAACTCTCCCTTTTGTATTGTGATTGTACTCACAAATGTATTTACGATAACTAAATTGATAAAGTTGTCATAGTTAAAGCACGTTTATTATAGATAAATAATAGGCTAAGGTTTATTCCTAGTTTAAATTAGATAAATACTATATGGGAATCAAAAGAGCAGATAACTTTTTTAATGATGTTAATTTTATTAGCATCGTAGATAACGTCAAAGGCATATTTACTAGCGACGGTATAATGTCCACATTACTTGATTTTGAAAGGGTATTGGACGAAGCCGACATATATGCTTTTAAAAATTGGATCGTAGGCGAGTTAGTTGATGGTCCTAATTTAGGTCGTTATAATGTAAAATGTACATTTATGTGGCCCAAAAACTTAATGCCTGATCCAAGGGGTGCTAAACGATTATTGGCTATTGGGTGCAAATTGACATTTGCTAAATCTAAGATAAAAGTACCTATTGAAGTTAAAGATTATGAAGATTTTGTACCTGGCACAAAATATCCTAAAATGGTAGAAAAACCAGTTTGGTTTGTAGAAATTGAAATTCCATTGGAATTAATGGATGATATTAAAGAAGGTTCTATTGATATTGCAGATCAAACCATTGACTTAGATGAAATAGAAGATGCTTATAATAAAGATTTAGAAAAGGAAGGGGCTACCCAAGAAAACCAAGGTGACCAGCAAAATATGAATCCTGAAGAACAGGGTATGGCTAGCCCAACAATGTCACAACCTCAGACGGGAATGTAATATGAAAGACAAGCTATTATTAGAAGGTCTTGATTACCACGATATGATAGGACAAATTGAACCAAAGGTTACAGTGGATGAATATGCTGCTAAAATGGGTAAAGATAGTGATATTGTAACTATAACATTTACTGTTAATAGTAAATTAGCGGGAGATGATTTAGTTGGTTGGCTTGAGCGTGGATATGATTATATCCTCGATGCAAGTATTAGCGATGGTGAAATTGAACCTGGTAAATATTTAGTATTTGCAGAAATGAATCGTAGAACAACAGTTCCTGAACGTATTATAAATATACTTGACGATTTACAAACATTAACAGATTTAAAATTAACTGATTGGGTTGTAAGTGTAGAAGATGAGGAACATGATGCTGATAGTGAATTATTAAAACAAGTAATGGTATTATCTCCGCATGAATATAAAAAGGACAAAGAAAAAGAAGAAGAATTAAATGAATATCGTGAATTGTCAGGGTTAGATGTTAAAAAACTGTACGAAGATGATGAGTATATAAAAAGAATAAAATCAATGGCTGGAATGTAAAATGGATTTACCAAAGCGTTATACTGAAGAAGAAATGCAAGTCATTACACGTAATGACGAGCACCATGAAGCCATTCACTCAGATAAGGAGTTTTACGAAAATATGCAACAATATAATCAAATGGCTAACCAGCAATTAAACTTAACACAGGCTGGAAATAACGCAGCACAAAACGCAGAAGTTTTGGTAAAAAATAGTAAAGAAAGTGAAGATTGGATTAATAAAAAATGGCGTCCAAGTATGGGTTGGATGTATATGGCAGTTTGTATCACTGATTTTATTTTATTCCCAATACTTTGGTCACTATTACAGGCTTTAAGTAAAGGTCAGGTTACAAGCCAATGGCAACCTCTTACATTAATGGGTGCTGGGTTATTTCATATTAGTATGGGTGCTATACTTGGTATCGCGGTATACGGTAGAACCAAAGAAAAATTAGAGGGAGCACAAAACAACTCAGCCCCAGCATCACCAAATTTACCCACACCAGGTGGCGCAGGCTTGAATCCTTTTAAATAATATGTTATAATGTTTGATGGATTATTATAATATATTGGGCGTAGACAGAAATGCTACGCTCGATGAAATTAAAAAAGCATATAGAAAATTAGCAAGTCAACATCATCCTGATAAAGGAGGTGACACTTCAAAGTTTCAGCAAATACAAACTGCTTATGATACTTTGGGTGATGAAATTAAAAAACAACAATACGATAACCCTATCAATATGCATAGCCCAGGTGGTTTTGCATTTAATTTTGGTTCTGGTAGTATACACGATATTTTTGAACAATTTGGTGGCATACATAATATGTTTAACCAACAACGTGGGGTACAAACCTTTCGTACCAGAGTGAATATCCATTTAATTGATGCTTATAGGGGCATTAAAAAAGCCTTGCAATTACACACCAATAATGGTCCTAGCATAATAAGTATTGATGTTCCAAAAGGTGTCATGTCAGGACAGCAAATAAAATATGAAAATTTACTACCAAATGCAAACTTATTGGTTGAATTTATAGTACAACCTGATTTGCGTTATGATAGACAAATGCAGGATTTGTATTCAAATATACCCATTTCTATGTTTGATTTGATTACAGGCACTAAAATTCACTTTACTACGATATCTGGTAAAATGGTAGAGGTGGAAATAAAACCAATGACACAACCACACATGCAACTTAAATTAATCGGACAAGGTATGCCAGTCATTAATTCCACGCATTATGGAGACCAAATACTCTTGCTTAAACCATTTATACCTGATAATATACACAACGAAATACTAGATATTTTGCGTAAGCATAAATCGTAAATAAAATAAAAGGATCATATATGAATAATTCACCAGAGATTGAATCAATTATTGAAAGTGCAATTAATAAAGCAAAAGAAAAAAGCCATGAATATGTAACAATTGAACATTTATTATTGGCACTAATTACCCATACTCCATTTAAAAAATGTTTAAATGGATTTAATATTGATGTGGATGGGTTAACAAATGAAATAGATTCTTATCTTAATTCATTACATGCAATTGAAAATAAAAATAATGTACAACCTAAAAAAACAAATACATTAGAACGTGTAATGAATCGTAGTGTTACACAGGTTTTATTTACAGGACGTAGACAAGTTACTACCATTGATTTATATTTAAGTATTGCATTAGAAGGTAATAGTCATGCACATTACTTTTTGTTGAAATACGGTATTAATAAAACAGAATTTGTACAATACTGGCAACGTAATTATAAGCCTAGCGAATATGGTAGTAGTCTAACAGATTCGCAAGCAGATGAGATTTTGGATGAGTACACTATTAATCTAACACATATGGCTAGACAAAATAAATTAGAGCCAGTAATAGGTAGAACAAAAGAAATTACTGATATTATTCATATTTTAGCTAAACGATTTAAGAGCAATGTATTAATGGTGGGTGATCCAGGTGTTGGGAAAACCGCAATTGCTGAGGGTATTGCTTCTGCTATTGTAAATGATGAAGTTCCTGACTTTTTAAAAGAACACGAACTTTATTCATTAGAAGTAGGATCGTTAGTTGCAGGAAGTCGTTATCGTGGTGACTTTGAAGAAAAAGTAAAACAAGTATTAGATGCACTTAATACAAAGAAAAAAGCTATTTTATTTGTAGATGAAGCACATACTATGACCAGTGCAGGATCTAGTTCACAAGGATCATTGGATTTTGCAAACTTAATTAAGCCTGCCATTACAAAAGGTACATTAAAGGTTATTGCTAGTACTACATGGGAAGAATTTTATGAAAGTTTTGAAAAAGACAGAGCTTTTATGCGTAGATTCTACAAGATTAGTATTGACGAACCTAGTTATGATTCTACGATACGTATTTTAAGTGGACTAAGCGAACGTCTTAATGACTTTCATAGTGTTAAAATTACTGAAGAAGCAATTACAGCAAGTGTTGACAACGCTACCCGTTATATTCATGATAAGAAAAACCCAGATAAGTCTATTGATTTATTAGATGCTGCGTGTGCAAAACAAAGAGCATTAGGTAATGTTGATGCTGTTATTACAAAAGAATTAATTTTTGAGCAAGTAGAAAAATATACAGGAGTACCTGCTGATAAATTAAACAGTGATAATTTTGACAAAGTAAACAATTTAGAAGTTAATATTAAGAGCAAGTTGTATGGTCAAGATGATACTGTTGAAAAAGTATTAGAAAGAGTTTATGTAAGTTTCGCAGGTATTGGGAATGATACTAAACCTATCGCTAGTTTCTTATTTTTAGGACCAACTGGCACAGGTAAAACTGAATTAGCTAAATTATTAAGTAAAAATTTAGATATGCCTTTATTAAAATATGACATGAGTGAATATAGTGAAAAACACAGTGTTAGTTCATTGATTGGTCCTCCACCAGGTTATGTTGGATTTAATGATAGCCAAGTACAAGGAGGTAGGTTAATTAGTGATTTAAGTAAAAATCCACATTGTATTATGTTATTTGATGAGGTTGAAAAGGCTCACCCTGATATCTTTAATATATTCCTTCAAATTTTAGATGAGGGTAAGATTACAGGAAGCAATGGGAAAATGGTTACTTGTAAAAATTCTATTATTATTATGACAAGTAATTTAGGTAGTGCTGATAATGAAAGAAATAATATCGGGTTTGGTTCACAAGAAAAAACAGGTGAGGATGACAGAGCATTACGTGAATTTTTCAAACCTGAATTTAGAAATAGATTAGATATGGTATGTAAATTTAATAAACTTGATAATTTAGCAATTAAGAAAATTGTAATTAAGTTTACAGAACAATTAAAAACAACATTATTAGAAAAGCACAATATTACATTAAACCTATCAGAACCTGTCATTGAATATTTGGCTGAAAAGGGTTATGATAATAAAATGGGTGCTAGACCATTATCAAGAAAAATTGACGAACTTATTCGTGTGCCATTAAGTAAAAAGATTGTGTTTGAGAAAATCAAAAATGCTAATGTTATGGCTGTCATTAAAGATGAAAACATTGAATTTGAGACACATAAAAAAGTTCAAGCAAAGATTGGAAATGATGGCGTTATTGAGGTATTCTAATGTATAATCATGGTTTTCCTATAACTATTGTTGATAACTTTTTAGATGATCCCTATGAAACGGTAGAACTGGCTAACTCAGTAAATTATGAAATAGATACAGAAGGCCGATGGCCTGGAAAAAGAACTGAACATGTAGGAGAATTTGCTCCTGTATTTTTTAATCGTGTTATTAAAAAATTTATTTCACTATATTATGGATCGGAAAATAAGTATTCATTTTATGCCAGTATGTATTTTCAAAAAATTCCTTCAAATTTAAATGAAGGTTGGGTCCATGCGGATGTCCAAAGTTATGTAAATGGTATAATATATTTAAATCCCAAACCATCAATAAATGCAGGCACATCTATTATTATGCCAAATACTGTAAATTGGGATAATGCTATTAATATTGATGTAAAAAAGGAATGTTACAAAAACAGCAAAGATGATGAAATTGCAAGAGAAGAAAATAATTGTCAATTTCATGAAAGTATTATTATAAAAAATAGATTTAATAGACTACTTGCATTTGATGGGCATATAAACCATAAAGCTAATTTTGAAAAGGATACAAAAAATAAAGAAAGACTTACTTTAGTGTTTTTCATAACACAATTTGTTTCTGAAAATCCTTTACCCTTACACAGATCAAGAATTTCATCATGAATATTGAAAATAGAAAAATATTGTATTACCACAAATATCTTTACAAAGCTAAGTTAGAAATACCATATGCAAGATATATGTCAATGTCAAAAACTTTTGGTGATTTTTGTGAGTTTGGGGCTAGGTTCAGTATTAACTTTGAAAAAGTAGATAAAGTAATTACGCAAGAGTTTATTAACTTCATAAATTCATATGATAAAAAACAATTAATTATTCGTATTGAAAATAAATATGTAAGTATTTTTTGCAATGACCTAAATAATCTTAAAACAACATCAAAATTATTTGGTAATCCTATTTTTTATAAAGCAAATGCATATGATGATAACGTTATAATATTTAAAAACTATCCAAAGCATAAATTTAGAACTTATTTAAAACAGGGATATTTAAATAAAAGTCAAAAACATTTAATATATGATTTTATTAATAGGCATGTTAAAGATCGATTAGACAAAACCATATCTAAATCTTTTTATAGGAAAACATTTGATTATATAAATCCATACAATGAATATTGGCATGGATCGCATTTTATTGATTATGATGATGAAAGTTTTAAAACATTAATTCACTTATTTATTGGAAACTTAGCTGGCAAAACCTATAAACTTGTTTGGGTTCATGATAAAGATAAATACTCTTATAAAACGGAGTGTTTAGATGGCGAAAATAGTAGAGGAAATGCTAGTCATTAAATTTAGTAAATTAGTAAAAGATTCAGAAAAGCAAGGATCACTTGTAAACGATGAAACATACCAAGCGTTAGAACAAGTTGTACAAGAGTTAGTAGGCGACGGTGTCGTAGTTGAGGTTATTAAAGAATAATGTCACAAGTAACTACATTAATTTTGTTGCCACAAACTGCCTATGTAAATCCTGGTAATGGAGCTCCATATACAGTGACGGGAAATAGCCAACCTGCTGCTGCTTATTTTTTAGGTAATCAAGATTTACAAACATTAAATTTGCGTGTTACAGAATGTACAGGCAACATTGTTTTAGAAGCAACATTAGCAAGTAGTCCAACAAATACAGATTGGTTTAAGGTTTATGAACTTGAAGCCAATGCAAATGCACCTGCTAATAGTGCAAGTTATATAGCAAGTAATGCTAGTTTATATTCAAACATAGAGGGAAATTTTGTTTACGTAAGAGCTAAAATTGAAGATTTTCAAGGTGGAGCAGTTAATTACGTAAAAATTTCATATTAAGTTTTTTTTAAAGAGGAAAGCATGGAAACAGTAAATCAATTAAAAGAGCAGTTTGAAGCATTTATGAAAGAAAATGATAAATTTGTAGGTGGTAATAATGCTGCTGGAACAAGAGCAAGAAAAGCGTTAGCTGAAATGGCAAAACTTGTTAAAGCAAGACGTGGTGAAATTACAGAAGAAAAGAACGCACGTAAGGAAGCCAAAGCCTAAATGAATGTTATAGCAGTTTATCCAGGTAGGTTTCATCCTTTCCATATAGGACATGCTGATAGTTATAAACAACTAGCAGATAAGTTCGGGAAGGATAATACTTATTTGGCATTAAGTGCTAAACAAGAACAACCCAAAAGCCCATTTAGCACAATAGACCGTGCTAAAATGGCTATGGTGTTGGGTATTCCCAAAGAACAAATAATCAGTGTAACAAATCCATATGCTGCAAAAGAGTATATAGAAAGATTACAAAGCAAAGGTGGTGATCCTGAAAACACAGCAATTGTTTTTGGAGTAAGCAAAAAAGATATGGAAGGAGTTCCTGAACTTAATATTCCACCTGATCCTCGGTTTGAATTTAAGCCTAAAAAAGATGGTAGTCCAAGTTACTTACAGCCTTACACTGATAAACTTGAACCAATGACCAAACATGGATATGTCTACAGTACTGATGTAAAAGAGTTTCCTATTGCAGGAGAAATGATGCGTGATGCCAGTGCTATTCGCAAAGCATATCAAAACGCTGATGATAAAAAAGAATTGGAAATTTTACAAGATTTATATGGTAAAAACGCACATCTTGTTAAATCAATTTTTGATACACATTTAAATTTAAATGAAAGTATTAAACGTTTTATTAATCGTATTACTCCATTAGTACATAGTGCATTACCTGAACAAAAAATTAAATTATTAAATTTATTAAAAGAAGCCAAAGCTATGCAAAAAGCCAAAACTTTAGAATATGAATTGCATGAAACAAATACTATTATAGAAGATACGGATTATTTAGAAGAAAAATAATCAACGCTATTGTACACAGTAAATATGTTATACTTATTGAGGACATATGTCAAACGAAGAAAACACAACAGAAAAAACAATTCCTGTAGAGGCAGTACAAGAATTAGTAGAGAACAAGCCTGCTGAAAATTCTGGTCCACAACCTGGACAAGTACAAGTTAATGTAGACTTTTTAAGAACAACAAAAGTACATATTGCTATGCCCTGTTATGGTGGCATGTTAACAGAATCAACTTTTATGAGTTTTATTAAGTTTGCTAACATGGCAAGACAGTTGGGTATTGATTGGACATTAGAAACAATGGTCAATGAATCATTAATTAGTCGTGCTAGAAATACATTAACTGCTAAATTTTTAGATATGCCAGAAGCCACGCATTTATTTTTTGTAGATGCTGATATTGGTTGGGAACCATGGCATTTGTTAGTATTATTAAATCGCAATGTTGATGTTATTGGTGGTTTATATCCAATGAAAACCATGCCCATTAAATGGGTAGTTAATGGTTTTGAGGGTGCCGAAGAAGGTCCAGAAGGCTTACAAGAAGTAAGCAAAGCAGGCACAGGCTTTTTGTTAATGAAAAAACATGTGTTTCATAAATTAAATAGTCACCCAGCAGTAAAACAGTATAAGAATGATATTGGATTAGATCCAAAATATGATCAACATTTAAAGACATACTTTGACACTGCTGTAAGACAAAATCGTTATTATAGCGAAGATTGGACATTCTGTGAAAACTGGCGTGATTTAGGTGGAAAAGTTTATGTAGACAAACGTGTATTATTACGTCATAGCGGTAGTTATGTTTTCTGTATGGAAAATCAACAACATCTATTAAACACTGTTGGACCATTATATATGGCTGAAAAACGACAACAAGGAATGAAATTAATAGATAAAGACGGTAAAGAAATTACCGAATAAATTAGCCCCGAAAGGGGCTTTTTCTTGTTAACGCCAAATCTGATAAATACTCATTATAACAGGATTTGGCTATGAGAGCAACAGATTTAATGGAAATGGGTACTGTAGCTGGAGCAGTTGCTACAGTAGCGAAGCCTATGGGCGAAACACAAAAACGTGGCGTTAAAGTTGCTGGGTTACAACCAGCAGAAAAAGTTATGACTGGGAAGTCAAAGAAAAAAGGCCCATACCAAAATAGTATAAATGAAGGCAAAATGAAAGATTTATCATTAGACCTACGCAGTGATAAAGATGGTTTATCCGATATTGAATTTAAAAAGAAATATGGTAAAACTAAAGAAGAAATGCGTAAATCTCTTAAAGCTAATAAAGAAAAAAAAGTTAATGAAGCTGAACTAAGTGAAGATGATGTTATATTAGTGCCAGGGCAAGGTAGGAAATTTAAGACTGGGTTTGTTCCAAAAGGACAAAGTAGAGTTGACCATGAAGTAGAAATGGCACGTAGTGATTTATTTCAAGCAGCTAAAAATGCTCAACAAGTATATAAATTAATAAAAAATTTAAGTGAAGATGATGGATTAGAAGGTTGGGTACAGGAGAAAATAATCAAAGCAAACGATTATTTAAATTCAGTCCGTGAATATTTAGAACATAAAACTTATATGCAAGAAATGTCCGGTGGTGTCATTGCAGCAGGTGGTGTTGGTGAAAACCTTGATAAATCAAAGAAAGTAAGTAAAAAATGAGTTTTATACTAAAAGGTTTAGTTGATGATAAATCAGCTAAACAAAATAAATTAGTTATATTTGATATTGATGATACTTTGGTTTATACTCAAACAAAAGTTCATGTAATTAAAGATGGTCAAATTGTTACTAGTTTAAATAGCCATGACTTTACACATTATAAGTTAAAACCAGGTGAGAGTTTTGACTTTGGAGATTTTAGAAACGCCCGTGAATTTTTTGATAATTCTAAACCTAATATACCAATGATGAATCAATTAAAAAGAGACATTAATACTGGTAATAAAGTTGTCATGGTTACTGCCCGTGCTGATTTTGATGATAAAGAGTTATTCTTAGATACATTTCGTAAGTTTGGTGTAGATATTAATAAAGTACATGTATATCGTGCTGGTAATAGCAATCAGGGGACAACTGAAGAACGGAAAAAACTAATAATTAAAAAACTATTAAATAATGGAAAATATGATAAAGCGATAATGTACGATGACGCAAAGCCTAATTTACATACATTTATGGAATTAAAAAAAGAACATCCTGAAACAAGATTTTATGCTTGGCATGTAAGTTTAGATGGTAATGCTACTGAGTATATGCGTGAGCAAGCTGAATATCAAGGTGTGGGTAAAACATTAGTTAGTGAGGATGATGAAAGCACAGGCATGGAGTGGGAAGAAAAACTTATGGATGCTTGGGCACCCTATGCAGCCAAGTATATGGCTAAAGTAGTAAAGCAAGCTTTCAACACCCTTTATCCTGATGTAAAATTAAAAGTTTGGGCAGAAGCCGAAGGGGTTTCAGCTACAACTGATCTTACAAGTGATGATGTAAAAGCTGATGTGTTTGGTCAATATGGTAAAAAAGATTGGGAATGTAATTTCTTTTGTGGACCTTTATATAATGAAGCCGATGATCGTAAATACCTTGAACTAATGGTTGATGATGCAGCTAGCGGGAGTTATCCTGGTGTATGGAAGATAATAGTTAGTGAATGGAAAAGATGGGCTACAAGCCAACTTAAGAAAACTGGTGCTGATGATGTTTGTTTTAGTGTAAATGAAGATATGAGCGGTGGTGCGTGGGGCAAAATTGCTAATGCTGTTGGTATCAAATTTATAGCACATGACCTAGATGAAGGTGTGGCGGAAGGCGAACAAATGAGTAAAAGTAAAGCACTCAACGCACTTAGAAAACAACTAATGAATGAATATCCGTATATGAAATGTGAGAATTTGGAAGAATTTAAACAAAGATTGCAATGGCTCAGTGAGGGCATGTTGAAGAATCACTTGACCAACGATAAAAATTACATAATAAATCAAGAAGAAATTGCTCTATACCAAGAATATCGTAAAAAACGAGAGCATATTCAACAGGGATCGCAAGGTGTAGCGGAAGAGTTAAATTATGATAGAGAACCTTTGTATCATGCTACATTAAAAGCATTTGAGCCTAGTATTATAAAATCAGGACTGTTACCTGGCGGTAATTTAAGAATGTTTGACTGGAGTGACAAAAAGTATGTATACCTTAGTAACTATCCTGACATAGCACGAGATTTTGTTGATCCTGGAGTAATAGAACCAAGTCAAGAACACGAAGACCAAATATTTAAATTAATGAAACAGGGCGGTGTTATATTTAAAATAGATCAAAACAAATTAGATAGAAAGTTGTTAATGTCTGATCCACATTTTCAAAGTGACGCAGATGATGGGGCAGAAACTTATGTATATAGTGGTATAATTCCACCAAGTGCTATAATAGGAAAAGAGTATTTTAGAATAGATGAATCAGTTGGGGTGGAAATGGTATTGGACAAGGTGCATGGTATGAATGAAAGTAATAGATTATATAAGTATCATCAAAAAGTTATTGCCGAAGCTGAAATGAAACCATCTAAAGCAGGAGATATGGCAAAACAAATTGCTCAAAGCACTAATGGAATTTATTCCCGTCAATATGGTCGTACACATACCGACGGTTATGGTAGAAGGAGCAAAGATCCAAATGATTATGTAAGATACCAAGATAAAGACAGCTATGATGATGCCATGAATTGGCTAGAAACTAAAGGCAAAAAGATTTATTATCGTAATCGTGACAATCAATTACGAACAGCTATACAAATTGGCAGGTTTATTGTGGAACCACGTATTGTTACGCAAGGTCCATTCAGTGACAACCCAATAACCACATACTCAGTAAGCGTAAGATCAGCCAAAGCTATAGGCAGCGGTGGTAGAACTATCGCAGACATAACTGACCAACAAGCAGCAGCATTGCATGACATCGCAATAAGTAGAGAAGAAACAGCCATGCAAAAGTTGCAGGCAATGATGAATGTATTCAAAGGTGAAGAGGATTTAAAAAATATTATTGATCGCAGTAAAAAGATTAGGCCCGACGATAAAGCTAAACTAGATGCCATTATTGCAGGAGCAAAGAATTTTAAAGATTTTGATGAGGGTATATCTGAAAGTAATAGATTATATAAGTATCATCAAAAATTAAGAAAACAAGCTGGTTTACCTGACCCACAAGAATACTTAAGAATGCGGAAACAAAAGTTAATTGAACTAATATTACTTAATGATCCTAACCAAGAATTAAACGTATTAGAATTAGCAACTATACCTGAGTTAGAAGAAATATATCAAATGGTTAAGAAAGTTGATGAAGATAATACATATCAATTTGCTGCTGAAAAGACTCCAGTAATTAGTCCATACGCAGGTGTCAAAGATAGTCAATTTCGTGGTGCGATTGGTGAAGGTATCAGACAAATGTTTGAAGAACCAAATCAAAGTCCAACTGATGCAGGGTACCAAGAAGGTGGTTGGAGAGTAATGAATAAAGACGGAATGAATGAAGATTTACGCAAATGGTTTAAAGAAAAATGGGTAAGATTTGGACCAGATGGTAAGATTCGCGGTGCATGTGCTAGGGGTGATGATAGTGAGGGTAAACCAAAATGTTTGCCACAAAGTAAAGCACATAGCTTAGGCAAAAAGGGTCGTGCTAGTGCTGCTGCTAGAAAACGTAGAGAAGATCCTAACCCAGAGCGTAGCGGCAAGGCAATTAACGTTGCTACAAAAAAGAAAAAATCAAATGAGGGAAGTAATATGTATGAAGCTAGTGATATCTCAGGTTTATTGGCAGCTAGTCATTTAAATAAGTCGTTTATTGTGACTGCTATTACAGCAGAAGGGCAAAAAAAGAAATTTCGTGTTAAAGCACAGAATGAAAGAGTTGCTAAAGAAAAGTTTCTAAAGCACCATAGTATGGCAAAGATACTTAATGTAAAAGAAGCAAATTTTAATGAGTCTACTAACGGAAATGATAGTAAATCCAAAGCAGTAATGAAAATACAAAAAATGTTAAATGACAAGTTTGATGCCAACTTAGATGTTGATGGAGTTATGGGAGATTTAACAATTAAATCGATTATGCAATTTTTACCCAAAGCTAGTAAAAGTTTAGCAGATCAACCTAATAAAAATACAAGAGTGCAAGGAAAGCAAGAAAAAGAAAATATAGCAGAAGAAAAATGCCCACATTGTAGTGGTCCAATGTTTGAAATGAGTTTAATGAATGAAAAGAAAGATGCTTGTTATTACAAAGTTAAAAGTCGCTATAAAGTATGGCCATCAGCATATGCCAGTGGTGCTTTAGTAAAATGTCGTAAAAAAGGTGCTAAGAATTGGGGCACTAAATCTGAAAGTTCAATTATGAAGGGTTTGCAAAGTGAAGGACAAATTTATAGCACTGGTGGCGGAGCAGGACAAGCACAGCGTTATTATACTCCAAAAGATAATTTAGGCGAAGAACAACTTGATGAATTAAAATGTTGGCCTGGTTATAAGCGTAAAAAAGGAGTTAAAGCAGGAGCTCCAGGTAGTTGTGAGAAGATATAATATGAGAGCGAAAGAGTTTATTACCGAAACCATAGTAAAACCAGTAGATCCTATTACTAAAATTCAGCGTGATAAACCACGTCAACCACAAACACATTTAAGTAAATTAAAAAAGCCAAGTGAACCTGCTGCTAAAATAAGTTTTGCACATGAGTTAGAAAAATACAAACGATTACCTGAGGGTAATGATGAAGAATTTCACACAGGTGGTAGTCCAGGAATACCTTTCCCTACAACATATGAACAAGAATATAAACCATTTACCCATAAAGGACAACGAAGAATTACAGCAATGACTAATGAAGAACAAGTTGATGAAAAATGGAGTAATAAATATAAGCGTAGTATAAATTGTAATAATCCAAAAGGGTTTAGTCAAAGAGCACATTGTCAAGGAAGAAAAAAGAAATGATTGATTATAGTTTTTATTGGAATAGAAAAGGATATCCGAGGTAAATTATGTTAACAGATGCATTAAAAGTTTTATTGGCAACAAGTTATGCTTTTGTAATTAAAGCACAAAATTTTCATTGGAACGTAGAGGGTCCAGATTTTCCTGAGTACCATAAGTTCTTGGGAGATTTGTATGAAGAAGTGTACGAAAATAGTATTGACCAAACGGCTGAGTACGTTCGTGTACTTGGAGCTTATACTCCTGGCTCTATTAGTCGTTTCGCTGAATTAAGCCAAATTCCAGATCAAACCAAAATTCCACGGGCAGAGTTAATGTTTGTAGAATTACAGCAAGATAATCAAACAATTACTGATATGTGGAAAAAAGCATTTCATCTTGCAGAAGAAGCAGATGAACAAGGCATAGCGGATTTTATAGCAAGTAGAATTGATGCTCACGGAAAACATGGTTGGATGTTACGTAGCATATTGAAAAAAGAAAGAGCATGATAAATGAAGCCAGTCCAAACACGTTTGAAGGAAGCATATCTAGGGATATGCTTAAAAGTCGTATTTGGATCAGCGATAAGTTAAAAGAAACAAAAATACCTATTAAAAATTGTGTTGTCTTGGGCAGCTGGTATGGAATACTACCATATGTATTAAAAAAATATAATCATATAGAAAATATATACGCAAATGATATTAACGAAGAATATATTAAAATAAGTGAAAAATTAAATCCAAATATTAGACACATTAAAGGTGATTGTAACCGTTTAAAATATAACAATATTGATTGTGTGATTAATCCATCAGCAAATGATATTGTTAACAATGGATGGTTTGAACGTATACCTAAACACACAACTTGTTTATTGCACATAGGGAATGGAATTACAAAAGGCTGCCCAAGAGACCTTAACGAACTAAAACGTATGTACCCGTTAGATGAAGTATATTTTGAAGGTAAATTAAATAGTATAGATAACGAAGGAAAATTCGTTAGACACATGATAATAGGAAAAAAATAATGAAAAAAATATTATTAGTTTTGTTTTTACTTTGTAATGTAGCATACGCACAAAAAACACCACAAGGTGTTACATATGATGCAAAAATTGTAAGAGTTAATGACGGGGATACAGTGGTGATAGCTGCATCATTTTTACCTGCTCCCTTAAAGCCTGAGTTAGCAGTAAGAGTATATGGTGTGGATACTCCAGAAAAAGGTTTTAGAGCTAAATGCCCACAAGAGGATCAACGTGGACAAGCTGCGTCAGCATTTACTAAAAACGCAGTTGCTAAATCAACTAAACACCAAGTCATTATATATGATTGGGATAAATTTGGTGGTAGAATACTAGGCGACATGATTTTGGATGGTTATAGTTTACGTGAGTTATTAATAAAGAATGGGTATGCAAGAGCTTATTTAGGAGAAGCTAAACAAAGCTGGTGTTGAAACAAGTCAGCAGTTAAGAGCACAGGATAGAGAGGTCGATCAAAAATTAAAAGCCTTAGATAAAAAGTTAAATGAGGCCCTTAAGAAAGCTTTAGATAATCCATTGGCAAACAAATGAAAACATAATTTATAGATAAATATTTAGATGAGAGCAATTGAATTTTTACAAGAAAGTCCTATTACCGAAGCACCTGAGATCGAGTTAGCCAAGCGCCTACCTAGTTTATCTAAGCACAATTATAACACAATAGATAAGCTAATGCGTGAAATAAGTAAAAAGCATAGCATAACTGGAAAAGCCCTTCATGATTTATTTGTTAGAAAGTTTCGTAAAACACCAGATAGTTGGATTAAGAGTAAATTAGATGAAACTGACGAAGATAGTGGAATCGCAGATGAAGTGCAGAAATTTGGTCAATGGGCTAGTAAAATACTTAAATTACGAAATCCACCTGCAATTAAATTAAGCCAAGATACTGGTGAGGCGCAAACAAATCATCATACAGGAAGACATGTGGATGGTGAAGATAGTGTTTGGGTATATGTAAGAAATAGAAATTTAGTTGATATTCTTAGAACAGTATTCCACGAACTTGTACATGTAAGACAGGGTGAATTGGGAAAGATTAAACCTGGTTCTAGTTATCCAGGTAGTCCAATTGAAGCCGAGGCAGATGTTTTAGCAGGCAAGTATATTAAAATATACGGTAAAGAAAACCCACATATTTTCCAATAATTAATTACTTTTTATTTCATCAAATGATTTAATAATTTCTAATTGAGAAGGGTCATGTTTTTTATTATATGGAACAGGAAGTGATTGCCATTCTTGTTCACTAATATCACAAGCTATAATTACCTGATACTTATGCCCATCACTTGTATATAGTTCAATGGTATCTAGTCCAATTACTGATTTACTTGTTTTTATTAATGCTTCACCTAAGGCTCTGAGTGCCTGTTTTTCTCCAACAATATATGCTCTACCATTTGGTTCTGCATGATTATGCATATGTAATCTTGATTTAACTTGCATTTAATAAATCTTTCAAACTTAGTCGTTTATGTTTCTTAACTGTAACATATTCTGTGTTGTTTTTGTAGCCTAATTTACCCACACCCCATACTATTGGGTAATCATGTAAACTAACCGCTTTATCTAATATAACATCAATATAACGATTATTACCTGTTCCTAAGGTAACGAATGTAATATATTCTTTTGGTTTACTTTTAAATACACGATAATTGGCTACTAGTCCACAAAACTCTACCTCACCTGGTTTCCTCAACTCAGTACAAAAAGGTAAAAACTTTTTACTATGCCAATGACCCTGTGTCATTAATTCATTGATTTCATTGCCTTCGTACACACTTGTTATTGCGCCTGCCAATTTGGCCTCATGATGGTATACCCAACGGCTATAACTACCTTGGCAATGTTTCAAAACAGCACGCCAAAACTTTTCAGGATTATGTGCTTTTTGATACGCAATTGCCCATATCAAACGTCCTAAATTAATCGCATGTGCTCTACATAATCCAAAATTACTTAATTCTGTTAATGCATAAAAAACTTCTTCTTTGTTTTCATGGTTACCTATCAAATCCATAAACTCAAATATTTTTTCTTCATTACGTTTAGCAAAGGCACGACGCCACATATCTGCTTCATATTGGTTACAATCTAATAGTTTACTAATTAACATGATTGCATCATCTTCAAACACAATAGTATTATCAAATGTGTCTTTGCTCCAATCACGGAAAAAACTGGCTTTGCGTCTACCTTGTGTTGCAACTGGTCTAATTAATGCTGTAGCTAATACACAATCTTCACGTTTGGTTGGTTTTATAGCCCTAAATAATCTACGCATTGCAGGACTCTCTGCTTGTGTAACTCCCAAAACATTACCACTACGTAATAACTCAGCAGTTTTTTCATCATATTCAGGATAGTCCAACAAGTTTTTTGTAGGGTCTATTTCATAGAGTTGAGATAGTCCTCGATTAGATAATATGTCAATTTTAAAATGTTCTAAATCTTCAATTTCATATTTGTCTAATAGTATTTGATTTTCTGCATTGATTAGACTTTTCGGGACAGCACGATCAAATATTAATATACCACCACAATGTTTACTGATACAACGTTTTTTACCTAATAATTTATTAACCAAGCGTTTTGCTTCATCAGCAAATTCTGGTACAACTTTGTCTAAGTCTATATTTCTAGGTAATCTACCCTTCGCACCATATCGTTTTGCTGCCTCACGTATAGCACTTTTTTCTTTATAGGTAACATAATTGCTTACCCGTGCTGATTGACCTTTCCAATGATTAAAGATACGATTCATTACTGTTTCTTGTTGATAATGCGGGAAGTCTAAATCAATGTCTGGTAAATCATCACGTTTTGGGTTCATAAAACGTGCTAACGGTATTTTTTCTTTAATTGGGTCAACATCACTGATACCAAGTAGCCAACACAATAAACTACTTCCTGCACTACCACGAGTCATATGCGGTATATCTTTGGTTAGTTCCAATATTTCTACTACACGTAAAAAATGTTTTGCAAAACCTAATTTTGCTATGAGTTCTAGTTCTTCTTCTAACCTATTTTCGTATTCTATTTCGTTTGGTAAATTTCTTGTAAATTTCTTTATTAATGTTTCTAGTTCTTTATATCTACTTTCCATATTTGTGCCTATTGTATGTGCCATAAGTTTTTTATTTATTTGGTAAAACAACGAACCAAAAGATTTGTAAAAACGACAGAAACAAAGTATAATTACATAATACTATAAGGATATTTTATGTCAAGAACTTTTACTGGTGAAGCAAAAAATAAATTAACCCAACTTATTAATGAAGGTTGTGCAGTGATGCATGAAATTGAAACATTGCAAGGTGGGCTTAGTGATACCATTAAAGCCGTAGCAGAAGAATTAGAAGTAAAACCAAGTGTGCTTAAAAAAGCTATTCGTATCGCTCATAAAGCTAATTTGGGTGCTGCAAATAAAGAACACGAAGAACTCAACGAAATTTTGGAAACGGTTGGAAAAACACTTTAATGGATTTTGAGTTTAAATTATTTCCTAATATTGGTTACATGATAATCAAATTATCAGAGCATAAATTACGTCCAATAAAAGAAGAAGTTAAAAAAATTAAAAACAATTTAAATAACTATCCAAAGTATAATAGTTCTTTAGCCGGTAATATAGAGCATGAATACCAATTAAAACAATCGTTTGATTACTCTGAAAACTTATTCTTACCTTATGTGCAAAAATATATTGATTATTATAATATACTATACCACTATCGCCATTATGGATCAGATCAATATATTAGACTTTATGATATTTGGGTAAATTTTCAGAAAAAATATGAATTTAACCCTAAGCATGAACATTTTGGTATATTATCGTTTGTTATTTGGATAAACGTGCCATATACTTTGGAAGATGAAATATATAATGGAATTTCAAAAATATCAGCAGCACCTAGTGCAGGATCTTTTGAATTTGTGTATGTTGATACCTTAGGTAGAACACAAACTATTGTATTACCTGTGGGGAAAGACTCAGAAAATACCATGATTTTATTCCCAAGTAACTTTATTCATCAAGTATATCCGTTTTATAATACTAGTGGATATAGAATAAGTGTATCAGGTAATTTTGTTTTAGCTAAAGATCCATACGAAAAAGTTAGAAAATGAGTTATATAGACGCCATACACGATAGAGATAGTGATAAAATTTATGTAGTGGAACGCACTACAGACGGAAAACGTACCTATAAAGAATTTCCAGCTAATTATACATTTTATTACAGTGATCCTAAAGGTAAATATCGCAGCATATATGGAGATACTGTAGCCAAATTTAGCACAAGAAAACG